TATGGTTGGGGAACTAGTACTTGGGGAGCAGGCACTTGGGGAACACCTCGTGCTACCTCTTCTGTAATCCTAGCTCCTAGAGTATGGTCACTAGATACATTTGGTGAGGACTTAGTAGCAACTTATGAGGAATCTAAAATGTACACCTGGGATTTTTCAGGAGGTACTACTACCAGAGCAACAGCGATTACCAACGCCCCTATCCAGAATACGTTAGTACTGGTATCTAACCCAGACAGGCACTTAGTTGCATTCGGAACACATGATGGTACTTCAAGCGATGCTTTACTCGTTAGATGGTCGTCACAAGAGAATAAAACAGACTGGACAGCAACCTCTACCAACACCGCAGGTAGTCAGAGATTATCAGGCGGTTCTAAAATCGTAGGCGCTAAAAGAGCACAAGGACAGGTATTAGTGTGGACAGATACAGACTTACACTCTATGCAGTTCACAGGACCTCCTTTTACATTCGGGTTTCAACAGATTGCATCACAATGTGGCGCGGCAGGCCCCAACTCAATGGTAGTATCAAACTCAGTAGCATACTGGATTGGACAGCATAACTTCTATATGTATGATGGTTCTGTTAAACCGATAGAAAGCCCTGTACGTAGGTTTGTACTAGATGACTTAAACCTTAACCAACGTAGTAAAATTACAGCGGGACTAAACCAAGAGTTTCACGAGGTGTGGTGGTTCTACCCGTCTGCATCTAGTTCAGAGAACGATAAGTATGTAACTTATAACTATGCAGAAGGTTCGTGGGCCATCGGTACTTTAAATCGTACAGCCTGGATTGACAGAGAGGTATACAACTTACCTATTGGTATTAAATCTACAGGACAAGTATACGACCACGAGACTGGTGACAGTGATGACGGTGCTGCTATTGCTGCACATATTCAATCCGCAGACTTTGATTTAGCGGAAGGTGATGAGTTATTCTTACTAACCGAGTTTATCCCAGATATAACACAAGGTGGCGGTACAGTAGATTTGAAAATTGAAGGTAGGCTCTACCCTAACGACACCGCTACTGCATTTGGCCCTTATACAATAACAGCCACAACAGAAAAACTAGACCTTAGAATCAGAGCAAGACAGATGAATATTAGGATAGAAAGTGATACAGCTACAGGAGACAGATGGCGTATCGGCTTACCTCGTATTAATATACAACCGGACGGTAGGAGATAACATGGCTGTTTTGCTAAAAGAAAGATTCCCTATTCCAAGGGATAGTTACGAAAAAGAGCAGTTAAATCAACTGGTTAGAGTACTAGAACTGGCATTCCGTAAGGTAGATTTTGAGCTAGCGGATGACGCTGACCAACGTGAAGCTGAAGGGTGGTTACTTAAATGAGTAACTTCTTTAAATCGACAGGTACGTCTTTATCTACCACAGCACAGACAACTCTATTAACTGCACCTGCCCAGTCGTCTTTTATATTAAGTAGTGTTATAATATCAAACACCACTACTGGGGCTCAGACAGTAACAATTGATTTCACTGACAGTAGTGCAGGGTCTACCTTTAATATCGCCACAGACCTTAGCGTCGGCGCAAAAACAAGCATTGAGTTTTTAGAGCATTCCTTCGTATTAGAAGAGGGGGACTCAATCAAAGCAACAGCTTCCGCAGGGGGCTGTTTAGACATTGTAATATCATATTTAGATAGGTACAGAGGCGGGTAGATGGCAGGTATACAAGACTTAGCACAATACGGAAGGGGCAACGATAGCATGATGGCCCACGTAACTCCAGGTGAAATGATGGTTCCACCTGAGATGATGGCGCGCCACCCTGACCTACAGAAAAAGTTATACCAAGCGTACATTGAGGAAGGGTTCGACCCGCGTCAATTTAAAGTAGGCTCTGGAATCACATCTCTAAACCCAGTAACAGGCAAACCTGAGTACGGGTTCTTTAAGAAATTATTTAAACTAGCAGCCCCTGTAATAGGCTACGCCTTAGGTGGACCTATGGGCGCCGCAATTGGAGGTGGCCTAGCTGGTGCTACAGGCGGTGGCGGTATAAAAGGCGCACTAAAAGGCGCTGCTCTTGGTTATGTAGGTGGCTCTCTTGCTGCTGGTGGAGCGTTTGGTACAGGTGTCGCAGGATGGTCTGGTGGTGGTATAGGCGGTGTAGGGTCGTTTGGTAATATAGGTGGCTCTGCAGGTAGTTGGGGAAGTGACGCAGTTAGTCGTACAGTAGCTAACAAGGGAGTGGGCGGAGCTTGGAAGCACCTAGCTAAGAAAGTAGCGAATAGCCCGATGGCTATGTCGGCCCTGCTTAGCTCAGTAGCAACAGAACCAGACGCGGTAGGAAATTCCTACGTACCAAACACTGATAAAGGCGAAGGGTTTAAGATAGACTACACGGACTCAGGAGCTACAACGGACTCAGGTAATAACAAGGTTACATCGGACACAACAGGGTACGGTGCTTATGCAAATTACGACGCACCTACACTACCAGTAAATGTTGCTGATTATGTCGCATCACCACTCATAACACCAGTTCCTATGGTTATAGAAAATCCTAATTTAACTGAAGAAGAGCTTATGGACTACTACAAGCCAGTTGCATACGCAAGTCACGGTGGTATGATTAAGCACGGAACAACAGGAACAGCAGACGATGTACCTATTATGGCATCAAAAGGTGAATTTGTAATGACAGCAGACGCTGTCAGAAACGCAGGACAAGGCGACCCTAGACTGGGCGCCAAGAAACTATACGATTTAATGTACTCATTAGAGGGAGCAAGATAAGATGGCAACAAGCACAAGCACGACACTGGGAGGAATGCCAGAATGGATGGAGGATTATGCTAAGAAGACCCTTGCCTCTGGACAAACACTAACTGAGCAACCCTATACGGCCTACGGTGGTTCGCAACTAGCAGGTTTTACAGCCCCTCAAAATCAAGCAGCTAGCCTAGTAGGCTCTAATGTAGGTTCAGGACAATCGGCTCTTACAGCCTCTACTGGACTGATGGGAGAGCAAGCTAAACATGCTAGAGCAGGCATCACTCAAGCAGGAGCAGGAACCCCTTTATTTGGACAGGGTGTTACTTTAACTGGTACAGGTGCAGGCTTAACTAACGAAGCAGCAGCGGCTGCGCGAGGCGCGCCAGGTACCTTTAATGCAATGTTGCCAGGTCTTGCAGGTATGTACTCAGGCTCTGCAGGAGCATACGACCCTAAATCTGCAGCTGGATTTATGAATCCATACCAAGATGCTGTAACTAAGCAGGGTCTTGATGAGATGCGTCGACAAGGCACGATGGGCCTTAACCAGATTAACGCAAATGCTGTTGCAGGTGGAGCATACGGAGGCGCAAGACACGGTATTGCTGAAGCAGAGCATCGTAGAAATATGATGGATAAACAATCTCAGTTCATCAATCAGTCTAATGCTCAGAACTTCGGACAAGCACAGAATGCTTCTATGCAGAATTTCCAGAACCAGATGGCTAGACAAGCAGGTGCCGCACAAGGTATCGGTGGATTAGGTCAGGTTAGTTCAGGAATGCAACAAAACGTAGCAACTCAATTAGGTCAATTAGGTGGTCAGTACGGTACATTTGGACAGCAATTAGGCGCTCTAGGTGGTAGATACGGTCAAATGGGTGAAACCCAAGCAGGCATCGGACAGCAATTAGGTCAGGTAGGATTAAATCAGGCTAACATCGCTAGAATGTCACGAGGCTTCACTGGTGATGATATCTCAGCACTGCAGAACGTAGGTAACTTACAGCAGGTACAAGCTCAGCGTGGACTTGATATCGACCAAAATGAGTTCATGAAAAAGCAGAAGTACCCTTATGAGCAACTTAACTTTATGAGTGGTCTAGTTCAAGGAACTCCATATAGACAACAATCTATGACCACAACAGAAACAGAGGACCCTTCTAGAGCTAGTCAGTTAGTAGGAGGATTAGCCACTCTAGCAGGGGCAGGTAAAGAATTTGGATGGTGGGGTAGTTAAATGAGTATTTCAGAAAAGTTACTAGAGTTCACTAGGTCTTTAGACCACAAGGATGAGTCTGCAGTAGATAGATGGCAGCGACTCGATGCCAAGAAGTGGAGTGATGTCAAGGACCGCAACGAACTTAATAATATGTCTATGGCTGATAGAATGGCTATGGGTATGGGTGCACTAGGTACTTTATATGGTAGTTCAGCAGAACAAGCTGGCATGTCACTGCAAGACTGGACGCGCGCTAATCTAGAACCAGATGCTATGAACGCAACAGGAATGGGGCTAAGTGGTGCAGCTAACCAGTGGACACCAGAGCAGATGCAGGTGTTTCAGGGCATACAGAACGCTGGACTAGAAGGTTCGGTAGCAACACCGCCGATACTACCCGTGGAGCACACACAACCACAACTAACTCAAGCACAACAGAGCGTAGTAGCTGGTGAAAACTCAATGAACCGTATGCAACGAGAGGTTGATTACGCTAAGGCACAGGCACAACAGCAAAACGCCGGTATCCCGTCGATTTCAAGTGATGCTTTAAATAATGCGAAACAACAAACTGGAGACTTACTACCAGACAGACGGTATTGATGATACAACCCAGGCTGCAAAAGAGACACAAGGTTGGTCAGAAGAGCATTTCAGAGGTGCTATTGAAGTACTTGATAGACTAATAGCCCAGACAGACCCTAAATCAAAAGAGCATATGTCTCTGCAGAACCGTAAGGCAGACCTAGTTAAAGTATACGAGTCCAGAGATATACAAGCAGGGATTGCAGATGAGACTGACACGCGCCAGATGCTAGCTGACTGGGATGCGGACACTCAGATGGACACTCAGATGAGTGGAGCAGACGACATGTACGCTGACTTAGACTCTAATTATGCTGCAAGAACTATGGCACAGGGCTTTAAATCGAACGACGAAGAGCAGGCCAGACAACAGTACTCCAGAGATATAGCCCAAGGCTTTAAAGGACACGATGCAAGAACTATGGCCCGTGACTTTAAATCGACTGATGAAGAAGAGCAGGCCAGACAACAGTACTCCAGAGATATAGCACAGGGATTCAGAAAAAACGACGATAGAATTAGGGCTGAGGACCTCGTAGCTAAAGAGGCAGATGAGACTGACACGCGCCAGATGCTAGCTGACTGGGATGCAGACACTAAGATGGACACTCAGATGAGTGAAGCAGATGACATGTACGCCGACTTAGACTTAGAATATAAACAACGAGAAGAAAAGAAAAGAAAAGAGGCTGCTTATAATGAGTTTAGACGTCAAATGGAGGACTCTAAATCACCTAAGGGTGAGGAATTAGCTAGAACAGCCTATGTTAGAGCACAACGAGAAGAAGCAGAAGACGTGGAATTCGCTAAGCAAGATGAATTAGAAACGCAACAAATGCTAGCTGACTGGGATGCAGAAACTGCAGACGATGCTGAGATGGGAAACATAGACGACATATATGAAAACCTAGATGCGGACTACGCCAAAAGACAACAGGAAAAAGCAAACGCCGAAGCAGATTACCTAAACGACCCTCAGGGCGACGAGACTAAATCACTGGTATCTACTATTGCCGCAGAGGAAAAAGCAGCAGCCAACTTAAAAGCGTTAGACTTCACAGGTAAGAAGCCTCAGATAAAGGTAGATGAGTCAACACTAGACCCTCAAATGTCTAACGTACCTTCAACAATGTCTAACGTAGACGGTAAACAGTTATCGCCTGTAGATTGGGGCGTTAAGGGACTGCAGAATCTAGAAGCGGCTAAAAAGGCTAGCGTAGAAACTCCCCAAGAAGCAGTTGTTGCCACTAACACTTTAAAGGGAGCTGTTACAAGTGGCCCGCTAACCGCCAAAGGATTAGATGCTAAAGCGTTAGAGTTGTACTTAGAAGGCGAGAAAATGCTGAATATGAAAAACTCAGACAAGGAGTGGGGCGCGGCAATGATGCAGTTCGGTCTTACGTTGATGTCAACTCCGGGGTCTTTCCTAAATGCAGTAGGTATAGCAGGTAAAGAAGCGCTTAAAACTTGGAAGGAAACTAAAAAAGACCACAACGCTCTAGCAAACAAGAAACAAGAATTGGCACTCAAGTACGCTAAATTAGCAGAGACTAAGAGAACTGCAACAGACGATGCTAAAGAGAAGATGTACACTAAATGGGAGGTCAACAAAGACGGTACCATTTCAACATCTCAAGTAACCGGCAAGAATACCGGTAAAGAACGCGCTGGCCAAAGGCTAAATGAGATGTCGGCACTCTCCACCAGAGATGTCCTAGACCGGTTAACCCAGAAGCAAGCAGCACAGTTTGCCAATGATTATATATCTGCGTATAACGGCTCAAGCACAATAAATAGATTTGGAGAGGTGCAGAACAACACAGGCAAAGAGAACCCACTAGTGGTGCTGAGTAAATTACGCAAAAAACACCCTAATGATAAAGAGCTAAGCAATATTGAGGTTGCCCTAAGAAGTAATAGACCTCCTACAGTAGTTCAGAGTGAAATTAAATCCAAGAAGACTAGTTACAATGGTCTCATGACTAGCTATCGCAGTCTTATCAAAACTATTGAAGAATCACCGGATAACTCAACTAACTGGCTAGGTAACTTAACTAGCAGTTTCTCTAAGTTAGTAAGCCCTCTCTGGAATTCTAATGCTAATGTAGGAGACAACGCGACCAGTATAGAAAAAGCGTTTGAGGAAACCTTCGCCTCTAGTTTTACGGAGACTGTGCGAAAAAACAACGAAATTAAAGGCTTGATTAGAACACTAGCTAGGCAGAGACTGATGGCGCGACATGGTGAGAAAGGAAAGTCAATCTCCAACGAAGATATGAGGGACGAAGTTCGTAACATAGCAGCGTTAGGTGACTGGGGCGCAGATAAGAGTACTATCATCAATCAATTACAGTCCGCTAGAAAGTCTGACCTAGAGGTATACGGCTCTGAATGGGAGTCTGCATTTGCGAATAGAGATAACTTCTTAATGGGCTTTACCGGTAAGAATAAGGCTATAGCCTACAACCTAGCCTTCGGGGAAGGTAGAGGCGAAGCCGAAGATGGAAGTACTAGCACCCAATCAACCACCGGTGGTTCTAAGCCAACCACTCTCGAACAAGTATCCCATTATTTACCAGCGGTACATAAGGAGATAGCTAAGTTGATAGCCATTCATGGAGAGGGTAGTGACGGGGTAGCACTGGGGATGCAGAAATATTTACAGGGGAAAGGCCTTAGTGAGAGTCAAATAACAGCTATCTTCAAATATTTAGCAACACCCACCGCTCAAAAATAAGGAATATTATGGGATTTGGAATAACTACTGACCAGCTAGAGAGACTAGGAATTAACGCTCCACCAGTTACTGAGGATTTTGGTACGTTCGATACTCGTAAGAGGCACTCTGATGTAATCAGAGAAGGGCAAGATACGAGCTGGGTAGATGACGTAACTAACTGGGTAGGTGACCAGTGGCAGAACACTATTACACAGGTACCTGAAGAAGATACAGGCATTAGTAATGTAGGCGCTCCTGAGGCTTTTCAAGGAGAACTGTCACACGTACCATCTAACTCTAAACCGTACGCAATTAGACAGCTGTTGAGAAATTATTTTTCCGAGGCGGCGAAGGGCGGACACGCGTTTGATGTATTCCAAGACGAGAACTCAGGACACTGGGTGTACACTGACCCTAATACAATGAAGCCTACGTGGGTAGAACCCCCGGGCATCGAGACGGGCGACTGGAGTGACGACGGTGCTGTAATGGCATGGGAGACAGGAGGTGCGGGTGCGGGTGGTGCTATCGGATTTGGTTTAGGCGGACCCCCTGGAATGTACTTCGGCTCAGCGATTGGTTCAGGAATTGCTACTGGTGGTTATACCTACAATAAATTGTACGATTTATTAGAGAGGGGCTTGTTAGACCCTAATATATACGGAACTGCCGAACACCCTAATGAGGAAGCCCTAAATGGGGAAGTAACCACGCAGGCCGCAATATCAGCAGGCGGTAGTTTAGCGGGTGATACGCTTATGTTCGCAGGAAAGAAGGGCTTTAGTAAACTAGCCCAGACAAGGCCATTTAGGGCTAAGTTCCCTAAACTAGCAGATAGGTACTTGCTGCAAGACTCTTTAACTGAGGCATCTCGTGTACAAAAGGGTCCATACCCACTGTTCTCAGAGGAAGATTGGCCTGTACAAACCAGCGCTAGTATTTTACAAGCATTAGCTAAACGTCAGGGGACTGCGGTAGAGGCTCTTGGTTTGGGTGTTCCAACTATTCAACCGACTACTGCCACCAAAAGCATAACCAGCACGGCAGTAAGTGCTGCAAAAGCATTAGTTAGACGTCAGCGTATTGCAGTAGGTGAGCAGGCTATTGGTAAAGGCACCGGTACAGCAGCAGGCAAGATAGAGTCTCAGGCTACGTCGACGACAGTAAAGGACAGTGTCCAGAGTGTTGCCTATGATGACATGACCGAGGAACAAGCACTCGCTTTAGAGAATCTGGGATTTGGTACAACTCAAGAGCAGCAAAAGGCCGCTGGTATATTGATGCTAGACCCTCAAAAAGTGGCTGATTTAAAGCGCGTATCCATTGAGCTGTCGCAGATGGAATCTAGCGCTCTAAACTGGAAAAACTCTGGCTTGTTGCGCGATAAGCACCAAGCAAGGGTTGAGAATATACACACGCGTTACACTGAAATGCTACAGAATTCAGGACTTGATAAAGACACAGTACGTACATTAGGACAGCAGTACTTAAAGCAAGCCAATAACGACTTACATAAATACCTTGGCGAAACACGTATCTATGACAGTGGGGAGTTTAATGCGGATGTAACGCAGACCGCAACCGAGCTAACGAAAACAGTAGCTGACCTTATCAGATTCACCAGCGACCCTGCAAAAGCAAACTCTTCCGTCAAGAGTGCGTTTGCCTCAGCCGAAAGTATCTTAGACTCTCGTGTTAACCAGGCTTACTTAAACATACTTGGTGATGACTTTAACCCGGACGTCCCGATGTTTGACGCATCCCAGATAGAAGGAACTGTACTAAAGCAGATAAAAAAGCTACCTAAGTTATTTCCTCAGCTATCTGGGGATACGACGTTCATCAAGAACTTACAAAACAACATATTCGACGCGGATGGAAACCCTCTTAAACTAAGTTGGGCAGACCTGGATAAAGAGATAAAGATACTTCGACAAACTAAGCGTGCGGTATGGAACACATCTACAGATAGAATTAACAAGCAAACTCTACTTGATATCGAACAAGGGCTGCTGGACTGGAGATACAATACTTTAAAAGGGACCTCCGGAGAGGATGTGCTGGTTCGTTTGAACGAGGCAGACAGTCTAACTAGAGCTGCACACGCTACTTTTGACAGCGAGTTAATCAGCTCTCTAGTAGGCGATAACGTCCCTATTAAAGAGAAAAAGCTATTTGCCCTGCTCACCAGTGATAATATAGGTGACTCAGATGTATACTATATAAAGAACCTAATGGACTCCTATATAGGAGACCCTTATAGCAAGGTAGGACCTCAGCAGCTAACCCCTATCCCTAAACAGCATGGCGACGATTTATACGAGGCAACTAGGGAGGCTTTTTACAACAGTTATAGACGTGACGTTTTAAAGGAAGACACAAACCTAGGGCCTTCTGCCGATATAGCAGGTATAGACCGGAAAGTAACGATGTCACGAGAACAAGCTCATGATAACTGGATAACCGACCATAAAGAGTACCTAGAAAAATGGTTAGACCCTGAGGACGTAGCTAGGTTCTACGACATTAATAAATTGTCTACTCAACTACGTGCCGAATCTGAAATTCTCAAAGAGATTCAGAAAATGCCGGGTATGAAAGACAGTAATACGGTGTTCCAGACAACTTACGGTCCGGGCCCTGCCAAGTACGCCGCTACGGAAAATGTATGGCAGGTACTGCATCATCAGGATGGAGAGGCTAAAGCCGGTGCTGAGAAATACATTAAGCAATATCAGCGAATGATTTTCAACGATATAAACGATAAAATATTAAAGACTAACCTCAAAGACGACCCTAATATAACAAGTGAGGTTTTCGTTGATTTCAAAAGCATAGATGACTACATTAAAAAGAACCATGACTCTATGGAGCTTTGGTTAGGCCCAGACAAGATTAGGGAGCTTAAAGAGATTAGGTACCTAGCAGAGCTGGCTACCACATGGAGAACCAATCATCCTGAAAAGGCTAAAATAAACCCATCCGATATGCTGAACGACGGCTTAAGAGCTTACGTTGGTATGTTCACCAGAACAGGTCGTGCGCTAACGGGTTACAAACGATTTAAAGCACGGGGCGAAAACCAACAGGTTATGGCTGTACTCCTAGACGCGGAAGTCGCCGCGAAGCGTATTAACCACCTAGACCGTAGTCGTATTATGAATATGTTTAACATAATATCTATGAAACCGGGTGGAAGAGAGCTTGAAAGAGACCAAGTGGATACATCAAACATCTCTGACGTCACGAGTGGCGCTCCTAAACCAGATACTAGCCAGTACAACTGGGATTTGAATAGTAAGCTGTTCACCCAAGGTGTTGACGAGAAAAAGAAAGAATTTACGCAAGGCGTAGATGACTTCAAGGCTAACTTCAACAAAGGATACAAAGACGGCGGCGTAGTACACGACTACCAGCTGCCTACTTTAAATCGACCTGATTATATGGATGGGATGATGCAAGAAGGTGTCCAAGAAGCGTTGCAAACCATTCAAGCGCTACGAGAGGCTGGTAGAGAACAAGAAGCAGTGGCGATAGAGCGCGAGCTTGAGGCATCTATGTTGCTCAACAAGCAGAATCAAGGCACGTACATGCAACTTCCTAACGAGTCTGGTGAAGGTTACCGACAAAGAGCGGGCGGAATGCTTGGGGCTGAAATGGAACGAACAGCTGAACAAGGCTACGCCGAAGGCGGCCTAGTGACACAAGACCAAATGCAAGGTATTATGCAACAGTTGAGTGGCGTACAACCTACGGCACAGGCAAGACCTATAATACCTCCGTTGATAGACGATGTTGATGCAGGTAATGGTATTATGCTACCGGATAGCGGTGTGATGTCAGTTGATACTGATGCGGGATACGCGCCAACTATGACGAAGAAACAAAAGGAAAAGGCTAAAGTTAAAGCCATTAAGAAAGGAAACAAGCGCCAACTTACGGCGCCTCCTCCCACGACAGGAATACTGTCTGGTTTTTAATTTATGGTTAAAGCATAGTTTTTATTTATCTCCTTTTACTATGCTTAGCCACCCTACTTACACATCTTCTAGAAAACGGAAAGGACTTCTGACCATAATCTTAGAGATGTCTTTACTGTTGTAGTACTTTCTAAACGCTAGAAGTACCCAATCACGCTTTTGTGTGTCTCTTGCGGTCAATCCAGAGAGTCTAGTATCGATTAACTTCTTTCTCAGCGTCTGCGCGGCGTTGGAATTAGGGTTTCTACGCTCACCTGTAATAACTTCTTCGATAAACTCATAGGCTGAATCATCTTCAATACGCATCAAGTAAACGTACGCCATAGCCTCAGACTCAGATAGGACACGACTGCCTTTAAGTACCCAAGCGTGTGATAACTCAAACAACGCATCTAAGTCAGCTCTGTTCTTCTTGTAAAAGTCTACGTACTCAGTGTTACCAATCTTATGAGTGTCTGAGCCAATTAAACGACGTTGTGAGCCAAACTTATCAAGTATCTTGCGTATAGCAGATGCGATATGCTTAGAGTTCTTAGCGCCATGTATATGTAGCGCGTCACAACCACCTCGTTGCTTACCTGTGTCAATGGTCGTAAACGCCCCCTCATCCACATCGTGCATAACAACAGACTGTACAGCCATACCTGTTTCGACAATAGCGGTTAAGCGGTGCTGTCCATCTAGTAAACGCCCCGTAGTGCCCAACACAATACTCTGTCCATTGAGTTTATAGTTACCCGCCAATATCTCACTCTTCAAGAAAGCGACGTGTGACTTAGTTAAGTTACGGTTGTTAAAGTTTCTACTTAAGTAGCCTTTCGCCATTGCAGGCGTGATTGTTTCTATTTGTAAATTGTTCATTTTTTCTCCTATTTATATTTTAAAACGGCATTTCGTCGTCTGGGTCAGTACCTATCCCAATGTCGGAGCCGGTTTTAGAGCGATATTCCTGTATGGTCTCTCTACTCTTCTCTTCTTTAGCCGTAAAGGCAAGGGACATAAAGCGGGTACCCTTCTTACTAGTTTTAATCCAAGAAGATATCCAATACTCCACCCCCTCTATCTCGCAAGAACCCGAGTATAGTGGGGAGCGCTCTGACTTAACTTCCTTGTTTTTGAATAACGCACCAGACATATTGTTGTCGTAATCCATCATAACCTCCTTAATATTTGTTTTAAATCTTCACCTGTCGACAAATGAATCCAACAAGCCTCTCTTAAAGCGCCGTACATACTAGCCATACGAAGATTAGGTTTATCGTGCTTAACCGTAGCTCTGTCGTTTAACTTTATATCGACCCTTTTAAGTATTTCTTCTGCTTCTTTACCTTTCACGGGCACCTCCTTCTTGTATGTACAACATACTTATTCTTAGTTATTTGCCATTTGTTCTTTACGGGCAGTGTAACCTCTCGCGTATCCTCTGACATAGTTCTTATTGAAAGATGTTATTGGAAAGCTGTGTGTACTACTGTTATAGCCATTGTAACCATAGCGGTCACTGTCATCATCGTCAAATTCATCTACGAAGTTTTCAGCCTCTTGCATGAACCATCGTGGGTCAAAAAATGAGTATGGGTTATATGCGAACACTCCATTGTCTTGGTTATAGCCGTTATTGTTACTGTTAAAAAATCCTGCTGATGCAGTTCCCATTGTTGTAGCCAATGCTACTGTTACTATTAATTTCTTCATTATTTCCTCATGATTAGTTAAAACGCCCACCGAAGTGGGCGGTACTACTTTAAAACGGTATGGTATCGCCATCATCTGAAACAGATGTTACTGGCGTTCCCTCACCTTCGCTATAATTAGCGCTTTTTGAGCCACCCTTAACCGCATCATAGAGACCTTTGGCAGTCATGTATGCGTCTTGGTCAGTTACAAAGCCATCTAATGAGAATGCAATACCTTTCCACGTACCATGGTCGTTAGACTCTTGTGTAGAGTTCAACACTATCTGATTCGCGAACATCGGTGGAGCAAACATACCATTAGCGCCTTTAACTCGCACAGCGTTTAACTGTGTCATTAACTTGCGTGATGCTTTGACTTGACTTGATGACATTGAGATAACAGCGGGGTCAAACGTACCATCACCATTGATGAGGATTACAGTTAACTCTCGGGTGTCCGCGGCTTGGTTACCATTCTCGAAGTAGTCTTTACCATCTTCACCTCGAGTGATACCTCGTGCTTTAGCCTCTGTTGGTGTTAACTTACCTAAGAAACCACCACCTTGTTCTCTCGCTTGCCACTCAATGTAACAACGCTCATAATACACAGGTAAAAACGTCACTTCATCGTACAACCGCTCGGTTGCAGTATTAAAGAACATACCCGCTTTAGCGCCTTCGGCGTAAGAAGGATTGTCCTCGTCTACTTGAGGTGACATCTTTTGCAAAGGACGTAAGAACGGCATCGCTTGGTCTGCCGCCTCAATATTCTCTGCTCCTAAACCTGCATCCTGCTCAAATGAGCCTATGATTGCTAGTTCTTGTGCTTCTTGCTCTTTCTTGGTTAATTTTGTATTAGCCATTTTTTTCTCCTATATTGTTATTTGTTATGCTTTATTTGATGATTGACTCTTGGTACAGAAAAATCCCCATGAGTTCTAGAGGCACATCATCCCCCTGTGCTAGCTTTTCTTTTGCTAGTGCTTTCAGTGAACCGGTATTAATACTAATGTCCTCATACCAATTACTAAAACCTTTTTCAACTAGTAAGTCTACTAATTCCGAGGCACGCGATGCGTCACCTTTAGGAAATTCAACCACTATTGTGTCCTTTATCAAGCTACCCGCGCCATGCTCCTTGAGCCAATTAGCTACTTCTGCTTTGTTTTTCTTAGGTAGTGACGCCCTCATTTGGTCTTTAACACTAATGGAAGACCCATTTTCTAGTGTAAATGACTGCATACCTACCGATTGCATTGCTTCGGGTAGGTCAACCTGTGAAATTTGGATATATTCCTTCTTCACACGCTTCACATCACCCTCTAACTGAGTTAGTTCAACCTTCTTGGCAACTTGCTCGTTGGCAATATTTGATATCTTATCAATATGTACTATCTCTACGCTCTCTTGAGTGGGTACATCCGCCTCAAACATACTATTTAAAGTACTGCTCATATTATTCTCCTTCTTTAAAGTGATACATCAATCGCATAGTAGCGACTTTCTTTTTTGTCCCATGTTAGGACTTTAATTTTCCCGTGGTTTATCTTAGAGGCAATAGCGCCTACCATTGCAATCGCGGCGGGAGCGCCCATTGCTAATATATAGTCATCGTCAGAAAAATCCTTTAAAAGCACCTTTAACTGTCTGATGATAGGTGCGGTTCCTGCGGTGATGTCCCCTGGCGGTAGTAAATACTCTAATCTACCGTACCGTAACGCATCACTTAAGTCTACAAATCTAAACGGCTGTTGACAAACGAATACAACGCTTTTATCCTCTTCCATAGTTTTTCCTGTTTATATAATTCTGTGTTTATGAGGGTTAGTATACCCAAACTACGCACTTAATGTAGTTTTTTTAAGAAATAAATCCTGCAATATCCTTTAATATAATATCTGCTATGTTCTGTTTGCTCCTCAACGCCTTGATAATCTTCTCATCTACGGTGTTGCGCGCCACTAGGTCTCGGTACACTACATTCTTTTTCTGCCCGATACGCATCGCCCTATCTTCTGATTGCAGTCTGTCCTCAAGTGAGTACGAATTAGAGTAATAGATGACGCTAGACGCACTGGTTAGTGTCAGACCAGTAGAGGCTGTCTTGTTAGCCACGAAGTATCTAATCTTAGGGCTAAGTTGAAAGTCCTGTACGTTCTTAGCACGGTCGTCTGATTCAGTGGCTCCGTAATACGCGACACATTCATCCCCAAGCATTTCTGTAATCTGACGTATTTCATGGATAAAGCGACACCATATGATAGTTTTCTCTTGGTTGTCCTCTAGGATGTCCTTTAAGAGCTTTAACTTAACATCGCCACCTTTTATAGAAATAGTGTCACCGTCCTCAGTAGTCATAAAACCAGAGATAATCTGAGATAGGCGTAGTAGTTTAGTGATTGCTAGTTGAGCCGTCACGCGCCCTTCGTTAAACTCCAACATCACCTCTTCCTTGATTGCTTTATATAGACGCTTTTGTTCAGCGGATAGCTCAAAGTACACCTTCTCATAAATCTTGTCTGGTAGGTCAAGACACTCTTCCTTGGTCACGCGATACGAGTGAGGCTTAATCAACAACTGTAATTCTTCCAAGTTCTGAAAACCTATGACTTGCGTGTACTGTCGTTGTTGTGTATGATTTATCTTCCTTTCTAAGATAGCGAAATGCGCTCTAAATGCCACGAAGGACTGAAAGCCTAATATGTATGGGTCTAGGAACGCAAATTGACTGTATGCGTCTAATGGGGAGTTAGTTATGGGAGTGCCTGTGGAGATTCTCTTGTAAGGTGCGTGCTTTGCCAACTTTAAAACGGCTTTAGTACGCTTCGCCTGTGGAGTCTTAAACTTCTGGGACTCATCTAACACCAGCATCGTACGAAACATGGCTAGGTACTTTTGAACGAAGCTTAGTCCCTTCTTAGTGATTAGAGCCTCTACGTTCATGCACACTATACGTAAGCCCAACTTTAAATCGACAACTGCAGCCAGCGCTTCTTTATCTTCTTTCCGCATCGAGGAGTTCCACGCAGCAGATGCTTGCATATGATTAGGGAGTGCTAAATGGGTTGGTATCTCATTGATTACCCAGTTCTGGTGCACACCAGACGGTGCTAATACGAGTAGCGCGTCGATTTCACCCTTGTTATATAGATATACGGCGTTATCAAGTAGCATCTTAGACTTACCTGTACCCATATCTGCAATTAAAGCGAAGGACTTTCTATCCTTCATCAGCTCAAAAGCCTGTACTTGGTGTGCATACGGCTTGGTTTTAAATTTAAAGTCGCTCATCTGTTATCTCCTTTATAAATCCTTCGTAATCCATGCGTCCCTTCGCGTAGAAGTCGCAGTTCATGAATAACTCCTTCTTGTTCCAATCTCCTAGCCCATCTAAATTGTTCCAATGGTATAGGAAATACTCTTTCTGTACCTTTAAAAAGACCCAGCAATACTCGCCAGCCTCTCCGTGTTGCTTCAGCCACCATTTCTGGTCTGCTGTAAAGTGAGGTAGTCTGATAGGAGTTGCCTCCCTCTTCGGAAAGTTAGCCACGCACTTTAATTCGATAAAGTGATGGTTGCCATCAATAGAGAACACCACATCGGGTATCCCCGCCAGAGAGCACTCAAGTCTAGTCCACGCTACCTTGTGCCCTAGTTCCTTCGCTTTCTTACGTACGCCATCACGTAATGAACGTGCAAATGACGACTCACTCACTTGAGTAGTGCTCAGACAGTAGTTCAGAGGTCAGAATTAACCCGTCCATACGTCTAATACACTTAGATAGGCAGTCTAGTTTTGTATACATACCCAACTGTACCTCCTTAACCTGTCCAAATAAGTACTGCTTAGCCTCGTAGTCTATATCTAGGCAGTCCACAGCCTCGTTCAATTCGTGCATACGTTCCGTGACAACATCCTTTATTTCTTCAAAATCTGAGTTCAACATTGTTTCTCCTAATGAATATCCCACCACGATTGTCCAATATTGGATTCTGCATGTAGTGGGCATGTTAATGAATATGTTTCGACCATCGTTCTTTCCAGCTCGGCAAGCGCCAACTTTAAATCGTCACCCTGGAGCCTCGTGCTGAATATAAGTTCATCGTGCACAACTGCTATGGGGGCACCTAATTTATCATCGGCACACCATCCAGACTCCCATAAATCAACAATCGCCTTCTTCATAATATCCGCCGCGCCACCTTGAATCAAACGATTAGGTGCCTTGTGAATAGTAGTAGAGTCTGCGCCTTGATAGTTACATCGTCTGTTTCCTACTGTCTTAATGTACTTACGTGTACGAGCAGTGGTTGAAACTTGCTTGGCTAACTCCCTAAAGAAAGGGAATTTAGCATTAAATCCGCTTAGAATACGCTTACCTGTTACAGCGTCTCCTAGTTTAAGTGATAGTGACGCCTCACCTTGTCCGTATAACTGAGCGAGTAGTACCATCTTCATAGTCTGACGTTCCACATCTGGTGCGCTTGTCATTAATATGGCATAAAAGTCTGACTCGGGCTTAGTCTTAAATAGAGTCTTTAAATCCTCCGCCACGCTACCTGAGCAATAGTGAAGGGCTAAACGAGGCTCAATCTGAGAGTAGTCGATACCAACCAAGGTTTCACCTTCGTCTGCAATGAATAACTCTCTGAATCGCTCGTCTCTAGGTGTCTGTTGGAGGTTAGGTCTAGATGAGGACATCCTACCTGTTACGGCGCCAATCTGATTAAACCCCGAGTACAACCTTCCGCGAGTCACATACTTCTTGTAAGCGCCTTCAATAAAGGAGTTCATTAGTTTGGTGTTTTTGCGACACGCGCTGATTGCTTTTGCAATAGGTGCATCACAACTCTTCAAAAAGTCTGCCGTAAACGACGGGTTGCCTTTGTCTGTTGTCGGATAAGACACCTTTAAATCGTCAAATGCACGCTGGATATCTCTGCCCGCATTTACATTCACCGTCCGTCCAACTAGACCTGTCAGATTCTTGTTCAGTTCCTTGCTTTCCTTGACTAGTTCTTCGCCAAGGCTATACAACTTATCCATATCCATGCGGATACCGCGACAAGTCATATGTAAGATAGGCTCTATTAGTGACATTTCAAGTTGAGTTATTTCCTCAACATCAGCCTGTTTAAGTAATTGTAGTTGTTTTTCGTAGATTTTAAGCGTTAGTTCCGCATCTATTCGAGCGTAGGGTTCTACTAGTTTGATGGGTGCGCGCCAAATGTTACCCGCTTGAGAACGACCTTTACGACCTCCAAATGTCTGGTGACACCATTCATAGAGTAGGTCATCTTCTTTACCTTCACCTGTGTATACCTCACCAAGTGCGTCTAGTGAGTAACTACTTCGGTACTCGTGTATCAGCCTCTCGGCAAGCAACACATCAAAGAAAGGTGCTTTAGGTGTAATGCCCTCTGCCATAACAAACCGTAAGTCGAAGTTAGCGTTTGCCATAATCTTAAGATTAGGCAGTTCCATTAGGTACTTTAAATAGTCGAGCGCTACCTGCTCATCCATATTGCCATCGTCCCCATGATGACGAAAAGCAACATAAAAACTAGCCCCGCCAACAATACTAACGGAATAGCCAACAATACGGTCACTATCGTGAGGAAATAGACCCGTAGTTTCAGTGTCAAACGCAAAAGGTACTCCTTCTGGTATCTTAGGTAATTCTGGGTGTTCATAATCCTTTAAATCCTCGGGTAAAGGCACAGGCATGTCTAACCTACCCTGTACGGGTTGCTTGTCCTTTAGCCCGTTTTTCCATACGAGCATATAGGTCTCCTTAAGTTGTACGCTACCCTAGTTCTAAGTAGCGTTATTTATAGTTAATTCTTTTTATTCCTCTCAACACGTTGCCAGAATTCTTCCCAAGCCTCGTCTGCGTACATTTGTTGCATTTACCACTCCCCTTCCTCCAACACGTTATGGTTGCTCATGCTATACAACTCTTTTGCGGTGAGGTTTAACTTATAATCATCCCATTGTACTACATGAGGGGAGAAACTGAAAGCCTCCTTGTAGGAGTCCCGCAAGTAGTTGTTACTGCCTGTTAGGTAGGTGGTTACATCAATCTTCTTGAAGTGGTTGTCTGTGAAATCGACATGCAGTACATATAGACTATCACTGCCAGAAACTAAGGAACCGTGCCGTACTGACACACTAGACCCCGCTATCTCTGGCTCGTAGCCTAAAATCATTTCTTTCTGTACTCTACTCAGTAAATCTGATGCTCTAGACAGCATATAAGGCTCATCACCCTCGCTAAACTCTAACGACTCCTTAACAAACTCTTGTAGCCACTTTAATACATCAGCCTCTGTTAATAAAACTTTATTTTCCATCTTTATACCCCTTTCTACTGAAAGTAGGTTTATTGAGGTCTACAATGTAAACCGACAAGTACGCAAGCCACAGTATTCCTAGTCCTAGTAGTACTTCAAACGCATCAATGTTTTCCATCTTATTCTCCTTCTATTGTTATTATTATATTATTCTTAAATTAGGTGGTCACTTACTCACACGACTGTGACCGTCGCCGTTCTATAAATCCCATAGATGGAGATAACATCCTTGGGCAGTAGTGAGTCTACTGAAAAGTAAAAGTCCCTTTTTGCGTACGCGAGGGACAGCGCGCGGAATAAACGGAAATGATAGTAACCGTTTACGCTGGCTTACTTGCGTATGTACCTCAAGCCAAGGGCGTTTGTAGGGTTACACCATTACGAAAACCCACATACTAAAAAAACACCCTCATATCGGAGAGGGATAACCGTCAACTTTGCTTAAACTCCTTAAAGTATAAACAAATATCTAGTTTACTCTGATTATCCACTTAGAGTAACTTTTTTCATAATTCTTTTTTCTGCACCCGCCCTTTGATGTCCCTTTCTAACATCAAACAACCACAAGAACGGACACGTCCACCTCGTAGGTCTGCGGTGGACACTGTATGCTTGTTACCACACTTGCACGTACAGTTCCACATCGCGCGTCGGTCTGACTTGCGGGACGGAGCACGACTAAGTACTTCTAATAATCCGAATTTCTGTTTTACTAAATCGACATAAACGGGCATGTCACTTCTCCTTTATTTTGTTCTTCTCTTCCAAAGCAAATTCTTGTACCTTCTTGGCAAGGAAGTTGTACTTGGTTTCAATTTCCTTTCTCTTCGCTCTTTCCTCTGCATAAAGTTTATGCCAAGAGATAGTTGAGTCCTTACGTAGTTGCTCATATAGTGTCATTTCTATTGTAGGGTACCTTTGTCTTGCCTATTCTTAAAATTCTCCACTACCAAGTAGGCTTGTCCTAGGCTAAAGCCTTCTATATCCTCACCTAAACAAAGCAACAAGTGCTCTGCTATCACAAACAGTGGCGCCTCTGTCATCAGCGACACGCAAAAGTCTTTCTCGCCCTTCGTCATCAGTACGTCAACTACTTTAAATAGTGCGTCCTTCTTGTCATCGGGCATAGACCGCGCCTCATCTAACTCATCGTCAAACACATCATCTAATGGTGACTCGTATGTAGTAATAGCCTCTGCATCCATAGTATTAATGTTTAAGTTCACGTTAATGTTTAAATTGATATCAACGGTTTGATTGTTGCTCGCGCTCATAAGACTCCTTATCTAGTTCAGCCTGCATGTACTTTAAATCGTGCAGTATCCAATGCTTCAGCATACCCTTTGAGCCTTCAATTGAATAGATACCAACAGTACAATACTCCCGTTCAATTTCTCTGTTCTGACACGAGTAATGTTCGATTGTTTCTACTGCATCCGCAAACTTCTTAGAGAAGTTCTCTTGTAAATCCATGAGCATAATATGCTCGTCCTCACGATAGTACATCAACATGAATTCATGCTCGGGTTTCTTTCTTAACGTAGCATATAAAGTTAGTGCTAGTTTCTCAATGTCCTCGAAGGGTGCTTTAAATGACTCCCTCCCTTCCCGTTCTGTGAATATAAGTTGCGCCGTGTCTTTGCTAATGAGCATAATGTCATCCCCCAAGTTTTATAATTGCTGTATCTGCTGTTTCGGTTGCGCGTCGTGCTACTTCATCTACAAATCGCGACCTATCTATAAGTACACTACTGTCTAACGCTGAGTAAAGCGTCTGTGTTAGTATCAAACAAGCGGGTGCTACGTGAGTTATGACACGCCGTAACTGTTCTTCTGTGCCCCTACCGTCCGCTATCTCTATTAACGTGTTTGCTATATGCTCTTGTGCAGTCTGAGTTATACCTAATATGAATTTAAAGGCAGTGTTATAGTCCATATCGGACAGAATATCGTGTGCCCCGAGTATAAACCGTTGCATCACCTCGGACTTCTCTAGGATGTCCTTGATTTCCTTGTCTGTGTATTCAACCATGGTATCGTATTCTACATTAAGTTTTAGTTTATTGGAAATGCGGTGCATCTAGTTTTCTCATTCCAATCACATTTGAATTCGTGCATTAACTCACACATACTACAAGGTAACATTTCCTTGTGCCCACATTCTGAGCAACTGTCTAGTCCATCTGTCTTGATAGTGACTTCAGCCGTACAGTTAGGACACATTTCTTGTGTTTCTGTATAGTTTTTCCCTTTACGGGTCATTGTTAAGTATTTGTTATTCATTGTTTCTACCTACCTCTAGACCCACCATAAAAATGAATCCTACACAGATAAACCAAAATAAAAAGTCACCCATAATTCCTCCTAGCGTGGATTTAAAGTTGGCAAAGTTGAATCTGAGTAGTAACCCTCGCCATCAATAAAGCCTAAACTGTTTTTTAATTTATACATGAGGTCATCTAACTTGCCTACATCTGATAAATAGATTGTGTGACAATCAGCCATCATATTTAACGCGCCTTTCAAGTCATTAAACCCTTTTAGTAACGCCCTATAATCCTCCATAGACATGTCTACTGCTACGCGCCCATTCTTTTTATACTTAATGTTTCCCATTTTCAATCTCCCAACTACCATCAGTAACTACTTCTACCTTTAAAGAATCGTTAATATCCTCAATAAAATCTAAGAAGTCATCAAGTGTTTTAAATACC